CCTCCGCTGCTGATATTAATAACCAGTTCCGACGGGAATGGATTCAGACCCATGACAATCGTCATGATGGAGTTTACAAAGCTGTCGTCAATCGGACCGACATGGGTGATGGTACTAATAGTGTGTATCGGAACCTGTTCAGTTTTTTTGTTGGGATTAGGAATAATACCTGTGGCCATTTATATCACATCCTTAACAGAGAATTGAATAAAGGAGACGCGAATGGGAAAAATGAATCAGAGGTTGAGAGATCTGTGCGGCAAGAGCACGAAAAAACAATCAGCAATTGCAGCTGCTGCGGGGATCAGCCCTCAGAGGCTGAACGACATAGTAAAGGGAAGAAAACCGGTGTCTATAAAACTGGTGGTGCCGATCTGTCAGGCGGTTGAATGCACGCCGAATGAACTGTTTGGCTGGGAGGATGATAGTATGGGAATCCTCTCGGATAAGATCACGAAACTGGTTGTGCTTGATATAAACACAGGGAGGGAGATTGCGGTAGTAACCAACGATCTGATTACTACCGCCGGAGACAATATCGTTGTCAAGCTGACGCCGGCATACGATTAATGCTCCCTGTCTTTGGGCGGGCAAGGGTCGTTCCCATAGCTGTCCTTGCTGCGGATCCTGCCATCAGGCCGTTGAATAATCAGTTCGCCCTGCTGGCGCTGCGCCATTGCACGGCCATACGCTGCGGCTTCGGATTGCGTGCCGAACAGCTTGGCAGGCCGGTCAGCGCCTTCCGTTTTGACGGACCATTTTCTGTCGTGCGGGGACACCCATACGTTTTTACCCATAAGCAACCATCTCCTTTCGGGCGGATCATACTACAGACGGAGTATGGAGTCAAGAGGGAAAATACAAGATATAGATAATTTATCCGCCTTGTAACCAATTTTGCCACAAAATATAGTGTTTCCGTCAAAAGTGTTTCCATGAATAACAAAGAGTTATCCGGGCACACAGCATGAAATGTGAGCGTATTAAGCGCGGACAGGGATCCGGCATCCGCGTATCAGATAGATAAAAAAAACCGCCCCGGTCAGGGGCGGTGAGGTGTGGAAGAATCATTGTTTTGCAGATGGGAAGGAGTGAAGAGCCAGTGTTCATATGGACTTTCCCAATGCGGGTTTTTGTAATTACGGCTTCCGGTTGAAACGCCAATATTAAAGTGCGGATGGATTGTGCAAATCTCTTCTAAAATCGTCTTGTAGAGCTTTTCCTTGGCAATCGTCCGTTTGCCGCGTGTGCGCTGGTCGGCAGGCTTTTCAAGATGATGATTATTCAGTCGAAACTGTATTGCGCCCATCACAATGTCGATACACTGCAGCAAGACGTGATCGTGGGAGTTCACTTCGGCGATCTGATCTCGAGGTATTACAAGAGGGCAGCCGTAAAAAGCAGCAGTATTCGGCATATCGCTCAGATATGTTTTAAACCGATCAGACCCTTCCTTTGTTGCAGGCATCTGATCAAGATAGATACGGACACGGAACGGTTCATACCCCTGAGTGTGAGTCAAGCCAAAAGCGTGTTTTAAAAACTGGTAATAGAGCTTAAAGTATTTGTCTTCTTTGGACTCGGTGATGTATTGGTTTTCCATGCTTTGAAACACGATTCGAACCTTGATTTTTCCCTCACGGACAAAGGAGAAAAACAGACGAATTACGTTCTGATACTTCTGAAGATAGTTTGAGGTGACTTTAGTCCACTTGATTTCAGAATACAGATTGTTTTCGATTTTGCAGTCTTCAAGAGCCTGCACAATGGGTTCGATATCAGAAGAGCGAACAATGCAACCGCCGAAGAAATCTCCATATTTGATATCGGTGTCGATAGACTCGTCACAGTAGATCACATATTCCATATACGTTCCTCTATGGGGAAATTGCAAGTGCCCCGTTCCACCTACATCAGTCCCCCACGTGGAACGTAAGGATTCGGTGGCGACAGGGCACTTACCTCTGTATGTAATATAGCACACAGGATCCGAACGCGTCAATAGGACCGCCGATGAAATTCTTTAATTTTTTCATAATTTAGTCTAATCAAAAACTAACCGTTCGGGATTTGGATCACAGGCAGGAGCGGCGCTGCTGCCTGAGCTCGAGAACCCGAACAGAACCTTGACAGCCGAAGACACTTATAAGAAACGCACACACGCACGCACGCGCACGCGTTTCTTATAAGGACTTTTTAGCGGCTAAGTTTAGACAGCAACCGGATGCAGGAGGGGAAGGATGAGGAAGCTCATGGAGTATCACATCATCTCCGGGAGGACGGTGGAAACCAGACGGACATGGTTACCATCCGGTCCGACCGTCAGAAAGAAACGGGGGATCCGCAGGGCAGGGGCCAGCTCTCTGAAGAAGATCAAGGCAAACGAACGCAGCTGCGTCATGAACCTGGCCCGCACCATCAACTGCAACTTCCGGGAGGGAGACTGGTTCGTCACGCTGAAGTACGATGATCAGCATTATCCGGCCGACCCGTCCGCAGATCCAGCAGAAAAGCGGGAGCAGGAATACTGTACGGCGAAGAAGATCCTGACAAAGAAGTTCCTGCCGAAGCTTCGGACTATCTACCGGGAGATAACCGGGAAGAGCCTGAAAGCCGTGTGGGTTACAGCCAACTGGAGCACCAAACAGAAACACTATGCCAGGATCCATCACCACATGGTACTGCCTGCGGATGCGCTGGCCATAGCGAACGACATCTGGAGAGAGATCGGCGGTCTGGACGGAACCATGCAGGCCGAGTGTCTTAACAGCGAGGGAGATTACTCCAGGATCGCAGCGTACATGATCGACAACGTTCAGGGCAGGCCGGCAGGAGAGAACCGATGGAGCGGATGCCGGGGGATGGAAAAGCCGATCATATCAGACCCGGTTGAGGTCACCGATGTGGAAACCATGGAGCCGCTGCAGGACGAGATCGTCAAGGACGTCTATGAGATGGTCGACGAGGACGGACGCATAGTCAGCAAGTACATGCGCGGCGTCATGCCAGAGCGGGTAGTCGTGAAAGGCGGGCAGATCGTCTTGCCCAGGCGCAGAAGGAGGAAGGCGGGATGAGCAAGCCGAGAGATCCTTGGTGGCCGTACATAAAGAACGTCCTCCGTGCATACCCGGCCATGAAGCGAGAACTGGAAGCAAGACAGCAGGCCTCGGTGACGGTACACTACAATGCAGCAGGAGGCAGCTCAGGACCAAGCAGAACAACAGAGAATACAGCGCTGCGGGAACTGGATCCTGCACGGCAGCGGGAATATGAGGCAGTCAGGAAGGCGATCCGAAAGACAGGATATCTGCCGGATGGAAAGACCCGCAATGATATCATCCGCTTGGTGTACTTCAGGAAGCGATACAACCTGTACGGTGCAGCATGGGCCTGTCATGTATCAGAAGCAACGGCGAGGCGCTGGCATGGAGATTTCATACGCTTGGTGGCAGATTATCTCGGCCTGAGATGAACTTGATACCTTAGGGCCAAGAATCAATGCGATAATGCTACCATGCAGAGAGTGGAGAAAGAGAAGATGCTGAAGTCATGTCAGTACTGCGGACGCATACATGCAAAGGATTATGACTGCGGGAAAAAACCTGTACGGAGTAATCGCAGCAGAGATGAGCGGGAAGCTGGACGATACACATATGCCTTCACAAAAAAGTCACTTGAGATCAAGGAACACAGTAATCATCTGTGTGCTGTCTGCTGGGTAGAAGGAAGACTAACCTGGGATGGGTTGGAAACGCACCACATCACAAAGCTGATGGATGCTCCTGATCTGCTGCTGGAAGACAGCAACCTAATCTGTCTGTGCAAACGGCACCATGAGATGGCCGATGCGGGCCTGATCAGCGCGGATGAGCTCCGCAGGCTGGCCGCAGAGCGTGACGAAGGGTACCCCGGGGGATCCGGCTTCTGGCCTGCCTGAGGCCCCGAGACCACGCGCCCACCAAAATAAAAAAATAATTCCCAAAACAACAATCCCAAAACAGGGAGAAGAAAAGGGAATGAAAGAGGATCAAAAAATTCTTACAAAGAATTGCGCACGCGGGATCGCGCATAAAGGGTGAAAAACCATGGGAAGACCGCCAAAAGCTGCAGATGTGATTGAAAAAGAGAAAAAATCGCATCGTACAAAGGCAGAGATGAACACCCGCAGGGAAGCGGAGCAGGCGGCACTTACCGGCATTAAGATGCGGGAGTATCCAGAGACCAAAGAGGACGAGACAGCGCATCGTGAATTCGCCAGGGTTCGCAGGATCCTGGCATCCGTTGGAAAGAACGATGCTATCTACGAGGCCGTCATCAACGAATACGCAACGCTGAAAGCAGATATCGATCGTTATGTGAAGCACCGAAACGAACTGGAGGAGGCAGATCTGCCGATCAGCGACAAGATCAAACTGGAACTCAGCTGCGACGCCCAGATAGACAAATACAAGCGCAGGCGGTTCGACATAGAGAAAGAAAACGGTATGACGATCGCATCATCTCTGCGGGCGATTCCCAAAAAGCCGGCGCCAAAGACAAACCCGCTGCTGGAGGCCCTGCGAGATGACGCATGACATCCAAAGCTCGCCGGCAGCCGAGTATGCGAGATGGTGCCTGAAACGAGGCAACCAGAAGGTGCCGAGATATGTGAAGCTGCAGGCAAAGTCATGGCTGCGGATTCTGGACGGAAAAGACAGGGAAGCCTATGTTGATGTACAGGCTTACAGGAAACTGTGCAGGCTCCTGAAACTGATTATCCATCCGGATCTCGGCAGAACCATGTATGACAGCCTTGAAGACTATGCATGGCTGCTGATCGTTGCAACATGGTGCACCAGAAACCGTGCGGACGGTACCAGATATTATGAGACTATTCTGCTGGAGATAGCGCGTAAGAACTTCAAGACCTTCAACTCGGCGGTAATATTCATCCTGCTGATGCTGACGGAAAACAGGTTTTCAAGGTTCTTTTCTGTGGCGCCTGACCTGAAGCTTTCAAAAGAGCTGCAGGTCGCCATCCGGAAGATCCTCAAATCGTCGCCGGCTCTGGATGACAGCACATTCAAGATCCTGCGGTCAGAGGTGCGATGCCTCCTGACCGAGAGCGAATACACTCCTCTGGCTTACAGCCAGGATAAACTGGACGGAAAACTTGCCCACGCGTTTCTTGCCGACGAGGCCGGAGCCATGGACAGCTATCCGATTGAAGCGATGCGATCTTCCCAGATCACGCTGCCGTCCAAGCTGGGGATCATCATCAGCACACAGTATCCGAACGACGATAACGGGATGATCGACGAGATCGACATCTCCAAGAAGACGCTGGACGGCCTCCTGGATGACCGAAGACGGTTTTCCCTGCTGTATGAGCCGGATCCGGAATTCCTGCTCAACGACCGCTGGATGGATGACGACCTTGTCATCTACCAGGCAAACCCGGTGGCGGTGAAGAACGAAAATGTATTCCGTTCGATCAAGAAGCTGCGGACAGCGGCTGTCCTCTACGAGAACAAGCGGGAAAACTACCTGTGCAAACACTGCAACATCAAGTTCAAGGGGCTCGGCGTTGAGGGGTATGTGGATATCCTAGCAGTGCGGTCGTGCATGGAGAAGATCCGGAAGGACTTCTGGAGAGGGAAACAGGTCTATCTTGGACTCGACCTTTCTCAGACGGACGACAACACAGCGGTGGCCATGGCGACAGCTGTGAACGGAGAGCTCTACGCACGGGTGACGGGCTTCATCCCGGCCGATCGGAAGGACATAAAAAGCCAGAAGGAAGGCGTCGATTATGACAGGCTGATCCGCCAGGGCGTGTGCATCGCCTGCGGGGACGCCGTAATCGACTATCCGACGGTGGAAAACTATATCATGGAGCTGGAAGCGGAATACGGAGTGGAAGTGATCCAGTGTGGGTATGACCGATGGAACGCGCTGTCCACCGTGCAGAAACTTGAGGACAGTGGCATGGAGTGCGTGGAGATCAAACAGCATTCCAGTGTGCTACACAGTCCTACAAAACTGCTGAAGGAGAAGATCCTGAGCAAGAAGGCGCACTTCGATGAGAACAGAATGCTGGAAATCAACTTCGAGAATGCACGCTGCACCGAAGACACCAACAAAAACAAGTACGTAAATAAGAAAAAATCCGAGGGCAAGGTCGATATGGTTGTGGCTCTGATCAACGCCACATACCTGATTGAACAGGATATGCTGTTCGGAGGTTTTGATTTTATCGCCCAGATGTGAGGAGCGGGAAACAATGGGATTCTTTGACCGATTCAAAAAAGAGAACAGAGCAGATGACGGCATGGTCAGCTTTGATGACGCGCTGCTGGCGGCCCTGATGGGACAGGGAAACGTAGACAAGAAGGTCGCCATGCAGATCCCAACGGTAAGCGGAGGCATAGACCTGATTGCAGGCATTGTGGCCAGCACACCGATTAAGCTTTACCGGGAAAAAGACGGAAAAGCCGAGGAGATACGTGACGATTACAGACTGCCGCTCCTGAACGACGAGACCGGCGACACGCTGAACGCAAACGAGTTCTGGCACGCCATGATCCGCGACTATTACACCGGCAAGGGCGGCTATGCCTACCTGAACAAAGCACGGGGAAGAATCCGCAGCATCCACTATGTAGATGAGAGCCGGGTCAGCGTGATTCAGAATGCAGACCCGATTTTCAAGGAATTCAATATCCAGGTCAACGGCGCGGAATACAAGCCGTGGGACTTTTTCCGGATCCTGCGGAATACCAGGGACGGCGCCGTGGGCATCCCGATCACAGAAGAAAACTCCCGCCTGATCGCTGTCGCATACCAGCAGATGCTGCTGGAATACGCCATGTCCAAGCGGGGAGGCAACAAGAAAGGCTTCCTGAAAGCGGAAAAGCGGTTGGACGACGCGTCCATGAACGCACTGCGGCAGTCCTGGCAGAGCCTGTATGCCAACGACAGCGAAAACATGATGATCCTGAACAAGGATATCGACTTCAAGGAACTGTCCGACACAGCAACGGAGATGCAGCTGAATGAGAATAAACGCACGAACGCGCAGGAATTCGCGAAGATCTTCCACGTGTCTCCGGAGGCTATGAGCGGGAGCGAGAAGGACATCGACGCGCTGGCCAAGCTGGCGGCCATCCCGCTGATGCAGGCGATCCAGTGTGCGCTGAACCGGGATCTGCTGCTGGAGCGGGAAAAGGGAAGCATGTATTATGCCTTCGACACCAAGGAACTGTTGAAAGGCAGCAGGACCGAGCGGGCGGATTTCTACACCAAGATGATCGAATCGAACGTCATGCAGATCGACGAGGTTCGCTACATGGAAGACCTGCCGGCACTCGGCCTCGACTTCATCAAACTCGGCCTGCAGGATGTGCTGTATGACCCGAAGACCAGGACGGTTTACACGCCGAACACCAACCAGACCAGCAGCCTGAACGGCACGGAGACGACTGCCGGCACGCTGCCGGACGATGAGAGCGACGAGGATGAAGAGCCCTTGCAAGAGGACAGCGAAGATGATATCATAGAGCCGCGGTCGAACGACTATATTCAGGATCCGAACACCGGACTGATGAACGGAAGCCATCCGAGCGGTGATAAAGACAGCGGAGGCGGATCAGGGAGCGGGTCCAAGGAGAAAAACAGCAAGTCCGGCGGCAGTGACAGAAGAAGCGCGAAGAAAAGAAACACCACGGATCACAAGTATTCGCCTTCTCCGCAGCGGAACAAGTCCGGGATTCAGTTATCACCAAAGAAATATGCAAAGCTGTGTGGGCAGTTAGGAACAAGGTACCCAAACTCTAAAAAAGGCATGCACTATACGCTTAAGGACAACAAATATTCGTATAAAGTGAAGGCAGATGGAAACGGCGGATTTACCTGTGAGTATAAGAGCCCTATAACGAAGAGGTATAAAAAATGAAATCTGATGAGATAGAATACACAAACTTTCAAAAGAAGTTAATGGAAAACTATGGTTCTAAGGATCTTGATGAAGAACAAGAGGATCTATATAACTGGCTCATGAACGCACCGGAGCATTATCAGAATGATGATAAAATGGAGCAGTATTACAATGAGCATCCGGATGCGACTCTGGAAGAACTTGATAAGTATTGGGTAAATATAACACCTCCAGGTCTTGCCCCGGGCGACGATGGCAGCGATGAGGATGACGACGACGACTAATCTCCAGGCGGGTGTGAAGATCCTTGAAATCCTGGATGATAACGCTGGGAATATGAATATGAAAACAATGTAAAAATCACCACAACAGACGGTAAGGTTTATATTGGAACAGTAATAAACATCTGCTATGCAGATGAAACTGAAAACGGGGAAGAAATGGTAGACATAGAGACCGATCAAGGGATTTTCGGCATCTATAAAAGCGAGATCAAAGAAATAGGATTCGATAAATAAGTAGTACCTGTTCCAGCGATGAACAACGGCTACACAAAGGTCTGACGGCTATGAAAGTCATGGGTAAAAAGTTCAGCCACATCCGCGACGGAATATATCCAAACATCACACTGGAAGGCATGAAACATCCTGCAAGTTGAGAGGTATAGCGGAAAATAGTAAAAACATAACAGCACAAAAGCACAAAGCCGGGAGGCCGCGTGCTTTTTTCATGCCCGGAAACAGAGGGCAATCATGAAGCACAGGAGGAAAACATGAAAATCGAAATCAGAGCGGACGGCGCACATATCTCCGGATATGTGAACGCCACGGAGAAAAAGAGCCGCCCGGTGATCACACCGCACGGCAAGGTGATTGAAGAAATCGAGCCAAGGGCATTTGCACGGGCCATCGAGCGGAACGGGGATATCACTTTGACAGTAGATCATGACAGCAGCAGCGTGTACGCCAGGACTTCTGACGGCACGCTGCAGCTGTATGAGGACGACATCGGCCTGCACGCGGACGTGCTGATCCGGGACGCAACGCTGATCGAACTGGCAAAGACCGGAAAGATCCGGGGCTGGTCCTTCGGCATGTACAACGTCGTGGACGAGCTTGTCGAGCGGGCAGACGACCTTCCGCTGAGGAAGGTGAAAGACCTGGATCTGGACCATGTGACGCTGGTGGTGAAGAAGACGCCAGCGTACAGCGCCACGTCTGTGGAGATCCGGGCGGGCTCCGACGTCGAGCTGGAAGAGCGCGGCCGGGAGCCGGAAGAAATGCATATTACGGTGGAAGAGACGAAAGAACCGAAACCACCGTCTTATGACTTGTCCTATGCAGCCAGGGTGTACAGGACAAGGATAAACGCTTTAAAAAAATAATATTTTAAACAGGAGGACAAAAAACATGAATCTCAAAGCACTGGAAGAAAAGAGAGCAGAACTGCAGGAGCAGATGATGGCCATCGCAACCATCACCGAAGGCGCGGAAGGCGTCGAGGCAAGGGCTCTGTCCGAGGAAGAGAAGGCAGAGTTCAACCACCTGGAGAATGAGATCCGCGCCATCGATGAGAGCATCGCCATCGCGGAGAAGGCCCGCAAGGCCATGACCGCCAAGAAGGCACCGTCGGCCGCAGAGACCACCGCCGAGGCGGAGGAGAGAGCCTTTGTCGACTACATCATGGGCCGCAGAATGGAGCTGCGGGAGGGGGAGCAGAACATGGACGCAACCAACGGCGGCGCCGTCATCCCGACCAGCATCGCCAACCGCATCATCAAGAAGGTCAAAGACCTCTGCCCGATCCTCGCCGGCTGCACGATGTTCTCGGTCAAGGGAACCCTGAAGATCCCCGTGTGGGGCAAAGCGAACAGCACCCACGACATCACCGTGGACTGGGGAACCGAATTCAGCGATCTGACCGCAGATTCCGGCGCATTCAGCTCTGTTGATCTGAGCGGATTCCTCGCCGGCGCCCTGACCCTGATCGGCCGCAGCGTCGAGAACAACGCAGTATTCAGCATCACGGACTTCATCGTGAACCAGATGGCAGAAGAGATCGCCGCTTTTGTCGAGGGCAAGCTGCTTAAAGGCGATGTCAGCAAGAATGAAGGCGCTCTGGCCACCACAAACAGCCTCAACGCCGGCAGCACCAGCGCCATTTCCTTTAACAACCTGATTGAGCTGCAGGCGAAGGTAAAGCAGGTTTACCAGGCAAAAGCCTGCTGGACCATGCACCCGAACACCTTCACTGCCGTCAAGGAACTGCAGGATCAGAATCACAGGTACCTGCTCCAGGACGATGTAAGCCAGGAATTCCCGTACAGGCTGCTCGGCAAGCCCGTATACCTGTCGGACAACATGCCGGAGATCGGCAGCGGCAACAAGGCCATCCTCTACGGCGATTACTCCGGGCTGGCCGTCAACTTCCGCGAGAACATCTCGGTCGAGGTACTGCGCGAGAAGTACGCCACCCAGCACGCAATCGGCGTTGTGTCCTGGTTCGAGTTTGACTCGAAGGTCATGGACAACCAGCGCCTGGCGACGCTGGTCATGTCCGGCAACCTCAGCGCAGGCTGACCGTAAGACCAAACACGGGCGGGGCGGAACAGGCCCCGCCCGGCTCGCCGAAAGGAGGGCAACATGAAAATCAGCACTCTGACGCTGGCGAAGGTGGCGGAATGCCTCCGGATTGACAGCGGCGAGATCAACGAAACCCTGCTGCAGTCCGCAATGGACTCGGCCAAGAGCCAGATCATCAGTGAAACGGGGCTCACGGAAGAGAAGATGGACGATTACGCGGATCTGACCACGGCGTATCTGGCCCTTGTACAGGACGCCTATGACAACGTCGGCATGCATTCTGACGGGAAAGGCATCAACGCCGTCAAGGACTGCATTCTCGGCCTGCACAGGAGGAATCTGCTGTGATGTTCGATTCCGGGAAAATGCGGCATAAAATCACATTCCAGCAGTATAACGGCACCGTGGACGCTTACGGCGACGTGCGGGACGATCAGGACGCGAACTGGACGGATGTACGGACCACATGGGCGGCCATCGACCCGGTGAGCGGCCGGGAGTTCTACGCGGCCGAGCAGAGCCAGAGCGAAGTCACGCACAAGATCCGCTGCCGGTACTTCAGCGGCCTGACCACGGCTATGCGCATTATCCACCAGGGGCACAAGTACAGGATTATTCAGGCAATCGACTGGGAGCTGCGGCACGAGAGTTTTCTGATCATGTGCAAGGAGCTGGTCGAATGAAGGCGAGCATTACCTTCGACACAAAGGACATTGTTCGCTTTGAACAGACCTGCAAGAACATCGGCGAAAAGACTGCCCTGAAAGCAGCCAGGAAAGCGGCACAGAAGGGCTCGAATGTCGTCGGAAAAGCGATCCGGCAGAACGCGCCGACAGGAGCGACCGGGCAGCTGAAGCGGGGCTTCAAAAAGAAAAAGGAAAAGTCTTCCAAGAAGGGCAAATTCGTATACGACTACGCCATGGATTCGGCCAAGAATGATATTTTTCAGAAACCGATCAAGAATCCCGGCATTCTTGGCGGCAAGAACAAGACAGGCTATTATCCGGCTAGTGTGGAATACGGATTTCTGACCAAAGCGCCCGGCGGCGGCTATAGCTATACGCGAGGGCAGAAGAGAGCGTCCAGGAAAGTAGAGGGACAGTACTTCGTAAAAGAAGCCTCGGAGGCCGCGGAATCCAACGCCGTCGAAACCATGAAGCGCGTCCTGAACGAAGAACTGGATAAGGAGTGGGCTAAATCATGAGTGTGTTTCAGGCCGTCCGCAGCGCGGTCAACGGCATCGCAGCCGTAAGCGGAAAAGTCTATCACGCGGAGGCGCTGAAGAACGCCGCCGCGCCTTTTGTCTTCTGGCTGCAGACCGGCGAAGAGTACGAGCAGAGCCTGAGCGGACGCACGGAGCTCGGCGAGGACCTATATGAGCTTCATATTGTGACCAAAAATCTGGAGACGCTGGATTCGATCTCCGCGGATGTGAGAGCGGCGGTCGAAGGCCTGCAGGGAAGCACGGTCAACGGCATTCTGTATGAACAGCTGGAAGTCCGGCAGATCTCGCCTGTGATCAACGAGCACGAAGTCAACCTGTATCGGAAGGTCTATGAGGTAACGATTCATTATCAGCAGGACGATTCCGGCGGCGTTCTGCCTTCAGGGTAAAACATGAAAAAGCAGAAGCGCATCAAGCTGTCCGTTCTCATCCCGGTATGGAATCAGGAAGAACTGATCATCCGGGCGCTGGACAGCGTTCCGATGCGGGACGACATCGAGATCCTGATATGCGACGACGCATCCACGGACGGAACGGCAGCGGCGGTTCAGCGGTACATGGAAGTCCACCCGGAGCGGATGATTCACTTCTGCCGACAGCCGTACAACCGCGGCGCAGGCGCATGCAGGAACGTACTGCTTGAGCAGGCATCCGGAGAGTACATCGCCAGCCTGGACAGCGACGACTGCTTCTATACGGACAAATTAGAGCAGGCATTGAGCGAACTTGACGGAACGGACATCGTCTTCATCACATGGCGGACGAACCTGAACAGCGTCCCGCAGATCGGGCCGAACAACAAAAACTATTACGCGGGGCTCAGCCTGCGCCTGATCCGGAGGGAGTTCCTCGGAGACCTGCGCTGCGATGAGATCCGCTGGGCCGAGGACAAAAGCCTCAGCCTGAAGCTGGACCGGCGAAAACACACAGAAAAATTCACGGGTATCGTTGCCTATCATTACAACTATCCGCGGGAAGGTTCGCTGGTCAACCTGAAAGAGAGAGGATTTGACGTCAGAATGTACGACAACGTGTTTTACTACAGCCACGTCTTCCAGATCGGCGGCGTGGAAACCTTTTTCTATGAGATCGCCAGGAAGTACGGCGACCGGGATCTGACCCTGCTGTACAAAACCGGAGATCGGGAGCAGCTGCGCCGGATTTCGGAATACATCCGGGTGAAGAAGTGGAACGGAGAGAAGATCCAGTGCCGGAAAGCCATCTTCGGTTACAGCTTCGATCTGCGGGACCTGGACGCCATCCAGGCGGAGGAATATATCCAAATCATCCACGCGGATTTCGGTGCGCTTCGGGATCGCATCAAACCGAAAGTCGACAAACGGTTTACCAGGTACATCGCGGTGAGCCAGAACAACGCCGACGAATTCGAGAAGCTGACCGGCATCCGGCCGGAGGTCTGCTACAACCCGATCACGGTGGATAAGACTCGGAAGGTCCTGCATCTGATATCGGCTACCAGACTGAGCCCGGAGAAAGGCTTTGACAGGATGCGGAAGCTGGCCGAGGCGCTGGACAGTGCAGGCGTGCGTTATCTCTGGACGATCTACACCGACAGCAGCCAGCGGATCAGCAGCCCGAACGTGGTGTACGCCTCCACACGGCTCGACGTGCGGGACTATATCGCCGACGCGGATTACCTGGTGCAGCTGAGCGACACGGAGGGCTATCCATACAGCATCCTTGAAGCACTGTGCCTGAACACGCCGGTCATCGTAACAGATCTGCCGTCCAACCCGGATTCACAGGTTGTGAACGGCGTAAACGCCTGGGTCCTTCCGTTCGACATGTCGGAAATCCCGATCGAAAAAATCGTCAAGGGCCTGAAGCGGTTTAAATATCAGCCGCGTGAGGATCGTTGGGGCGAGATCCTGGCCGAGGGCAAGAGCACCTGGCAGGAGGAGAAGAACAACAAGGTCACGGTGGCAGCGCTAACCAGATATCTCGACCTGGAACTCGATCAGATTTTTGAACCAGGCGAAACGCATGAGTGCAGCTGGGAGCGCATGCAGGATCTGGAGCAGAAGGGCCTGGCCAAAATGGTATAAACACAATCAAAAGAAATTCAGGAGGAAAAGAACATGAGCAAATCCAATTCAGTGGGTACCAAACTGAACATCGGCTCCGGCGGCGGAGCGGTCACGGTTGGCGGCCTGACTTCCATCGGCGGTATTGAGATCACGGCGGAAACCATTGACGTGACCGACCTTGCCAACAGCACCGGTTATCGTGAGAAGCTGCCGGGCTTCAAAGAAGTCGGAGACGTCAGCCTGAGCGGGTTCCTGGACGGAGCCGACAGCGGACAGACACAGATGTACGCTCTGCTGAACAGCCAGACGGAAACGACCTTCGAGATCATTTTCCCGACAGCCATCGGCAAGAAGTGGACCTTCACGGGTTATGTCGCAGGCTTTACCACTTCAGCGGACGTCGGAGACGCCATCACCTTTGAGGCGACGATCATCGTCACGGGTCAGGCGACGCTGACAGACACCCAGGTTTCCGCAGGGTAAACAGCGGATGAGACAGTCCCCCGCCCACCGGCGGGGGACTGGATACTATCAGGAAAGGAAGCCGACATGAAGGCAGAAAACGAGAAAAACGACATTGTAATCCTCGAACTGGACAGGCCGAGGGAACTGAAGTTTACCCATAAGGTGATGAAGCGGTTCTGCGCTGCCACGGGCGCGAAGATGTCTGGAATCCAGGACGCTGTGGAGGATTACAACAACATGACCCGCCTGATCTACGAGATGCTGCGGGCAGAGGATCCGGAGCTGACGCCGGAGCAGTGCGACGATCTGCTGGATAGGATCTCCATCGGAACGATTCTGCAGAAGGGCGCGGAAGCGATCGCTGCAGGCTTTGGCGAGCTTGAAGTCCCGGAGGGGCAGGGCAATTTCCCTTTCGCGACCCGGTAAGCTTCAGCTGGACGGATCAGATTCTGATTGCGGGCCGTGTCGGCATCAGCCCGGCAGACTGGGAAAACATGACGCCGGCGGCCTTCCGGGCCTATGTGAAGGGCTATCTGGAGGAAGAACGGTTCCGGATGGAGACCCGGCAGCGTCAGGACTATAACCTTGCGGTCATGGTCCGTGCGGCAATCGGTGAAAGGCGGATGCCGGAATACGAGCGCTTCTACCGCGGAGGGAAACAAGCCGGCGCTAAGCAGGATACCATGACGGATGAACAGATGTACCAGCAGGTGTTGGCGCTGAACGCAGCCCTGGGCGGAACCGTGAACGGAGAATAAATATGGCAGTAGTAAAGAACTTAATGGTGCGTGCCGGCGCGGACTTCTCAGCGATCACAAAGCAGGCGAACAAGGCTTCCGCCAGCATGAAGAACATGAGCACATCCATCGCAGCATCCACCGGAATGATCAAAAAAGCGCTGGGCGCCATCGGCGTTGCGGTTTCTCTCGGCGCAATCATCGCCGCGGCTAAGGACGCAAAAGCGGCCTATGACAAGCAGGCGGAAGCGGAAGCAAAGCTCGCACAGGTCATGCGCAATACGATGGGCGCGAGCAATGATGAAATCAAGTCCATCAAGGAGATGACCGCAGCGCAGCAGGAGCTGGGCGTCATCGGCGACGAGGTGCAGCTGGCCGGGGCGCAGGAACTGGCGACATATCTGGAAAAGTCCAGTACGCTGAAAAAGCTGATCCCGGTGATGAACGACATGGTTGCGCAGCAGTACGGATTCAGCGCGAGCGCGGAGTCCGCGGCAAATATCGCAACGATGCTCGGGAAAGTAATGGACGGCCAGACGGGTGCCCTGAGCAGATACGGCTACAAGTTCGACGAGGCGCAGGAGCAGATCCTGAAGTTCGGCACAGAAGAGGAAAGGGCCGCCACCCTGGCGGAAGTGGTCGGTGCCAGCGTAGGAGGGATGAACGAAGCCCTTGCGCAGACGCCGACGGGCAGGCTGCAGCAGCTGTCAAACACGCTGGGGGATATCAAGGAACAGTTCGGCGCGGCGGTGACAACCGTTGCGACAGCTTTTCTCCCGGCGTTGAACAGTCTCGCCAATATTCTTGCCACCATTGCGAACCTGGCAAACAGGGTGGCGCAGGCCATCGCAAACGTGTTCGGGAAAAAGCTTTCCGCCGGAACCGGAACGGTTGCGAGCGGAGCGGGTGCGGCATCGGAAGCACTGGATGACATGGCCGACTCAGCCGGCGGTGCAGGCAAAGCGGCAAAGGAAGCCGCAAAGAGCGTCATGGGCTTTGACGAACTGAATAAACTCAGCGACAACAACGCTTCTTCCGGCGGGGGAGGCGGTGGCGGTGCAGGCGGAGGCGGAGGCGGAGGAGGCATCTCAGCCAGCGACCTCTATGATCCGCAGGAAGCCGCAGAGTCGCTCGGATGGCTGGAGCGTGCGCTGCAGAAAGTGAAAGACCTGATTGCCAGCCTGGATTTTGAACCGCTGAGGAAAGCATGGGACCGCCTGAAAGACTCCGCAAAAAGACTCGGCGATATCATCAGCAGCGCACTCGGATGGGCGTTTGACAACATCCTTACGCCGCTGGCGCACTGGACAGTGGAACAAGCGTTCCCTGCCGGAATTGAACTGGTTGCGTCGGTACTCGATTTGCTTTCCAGCGTACTGGAACGCTTGAAACCGGTGTTCCAGTGGTTCTGGGAAAATGTTTTGCAGCCTATTGCGGCATGGACAGGAGAAAAGTTCATCAAAGCGCTGCAGTGGATCACAGAAAAAATACAGGCAATTTCAGACCTGATTTCCGGAAAAACAACGCTGAAGGAATTTCTGGATGATCTGACGCCGCTGGAAACGATCCTGCTTTCCGTTGCGATAGCGCTGGGCGTTGTCACAGCGGCATTGGGAACATTCAGTGGCATTGTAGGCGCAGTGGCCGGCGTGATCTCAATCGGTTCAAATATTATAAGCCTGTTCGGAAGCGTGATCGCATTTTTGACGTCACCGATCGGAATTGCGATTGCGGCAATCACGGCGCTGGTAGCGATCGGCATCTATCTGTATACGCACTGGGATGAGGTCAAAGAAAAGCTGCTTCATATCTGGGAAGTAATCAAAGAGAAGGCGATTGAATACTTTGAGCCGTTGTTTGAAGACATTAAGCGCATTTTTCAGGGAATTCAGGAAATCTTCCAGGGACTTATCGATTTTGTTGCCGGCGTGTTTACCGGAGACTGGGACAGAGCATGGAGCGGAGTGTGCAGCATATTTACAGGCGTAGTCGATGTGGTGATTGGTTCGATCAGCAGCATGTTCGACTGGATCAGCGGCCTGATCAGCGCTGTCGCAGATGCGATTTCCTGGCTGGGAGGACTTTTCCAGAGCATAAATGACGTGGCAAACACCAATGCAGCAAGAATCGAAGCCGACGGCAGTATCTATCTGCAGGGCTTTGCGAGCGGCGGCTTCCCGGATACGGGACAACTGTTTGTGGCTCGGGAGAGCGGGCCGGAAATGGTCGGAACTATTGGAAGCCGGACGGCAATCGCCAACAACGAAGAAATAACGGCTGGCATAGCGGATGCGGTCTACGATGCATTCATGACTGCGTTCTCCCAGACTGGAGGCGGAAGCGGAAACGGCCAGCCTGTTAACATTTACCTGGACGGTCGCCAGATCGCACAAAGCACAACAAAGTATCAGAACCAGTTCGCAAGGGCTGGAGCGATGTAAGAAAGGGAGGCATATTTATGACATTCACAATCAACGGCATAGATATGACTCCCTATGTCGCATACGGCGGTTTCAAATGGCAGAGATATGATGTTGAGTCTCCAAACTCCGGTCGGTCACTTGACGGACTTATGCACCGAGGCAGGGTGTCCACGAAGATTAAACTTGAAATTACATGCAGACCGCTGAAGTCTGACGAACTGAGCATTGTTCTGAATGCGATTCTGCCTGAGTTCGTTTCGGTGACATACAGCGACCCGATGTACGGAACAATCACAAAGACGATGTATTCAAACAATAACCCAGCATCTTACCTGATCAAAAAGCCGAGCGGAATTGAATACTGGGGCAGCATCACTTTCCCTCTGGTAGAGAGGTGATGACGGATGCAGACATCACCAAGCAACTGGGACTTGATCTCGCAACAGAGTGATGCGAAATACATCACACGGATTGCAATCAAGGGAGTAAGCGGAAACTGGATATACTTCGACCATGACACGATCATGTCGGTGAGTACCACGCACAGCCTGATCAATGACTACACTCAGCCGATAGGGAACTGCATTGCTGGGGAGATCGACCTTGAGGTCATTGAGCCTGATGAAGCAATTCCGACAATGGCAGAGATCAGGCTTTTTGTCAGGGTAAGATCGGACAGCCTTAATCTGAACAGCGGTTATGCCGCACAGGGGCGGTACTGGATCGACACAAGGGAAACCATCGGAGACGGATTTTCAGAAAACCGCTTACGGATTCACGGTTACGATGCAATGCTCAAAGCGGAGCGTGACTGGTCATCCACAAGCGGGATTACATATCCAGCAGATGATACGGTGGTTGTTAACCGGATTGCCGCCCTGATGGGCGTGACGGTGGACAGCAGAACAAGCCAGACTCTGAGCAACAAGTATTCAATCTCTCTGGCATACATGACATCCATGACTTGCCGTGAAATCCTGAGTTACATCGCAATGGGATATGCCGGGAACTGGACGATCACAAAGAACAACACGCTGTTGCTTCTTGCGGCATATTCCTACCCGGTAGAAACGAAACTGCTGATGGACGAGGACGGCGAGGTTCTGGAGTTCTCAGACGGAGTCTGCCTGATCGTCAGTTAAGGTGGTGAGATGATTGGCAAATAACAACATGGGCGTGGCAAGCATCAACCGCAGAATGACAGACTTTGACAAAGCGCCGCAGAAACAGGCGTTTACCAAGGTCATTGTGGTCGTGCCTGACAGCCCATCATTCACATTGCAAACCGCACAGCCAGCGGACTGGGCAACCAACTGGACGAGTTACTTTTACAAATCCGGGAGCGACTATCTGAATGTGACAGGAGACACCGCCCCGACATGGGCAAAGAACAAATATTACACCAGATCCGAAGATACTGTCTACGCTTCTCCAAAATCCGGTACTGCAACTGCTGAACAGACTTTGACGGTCACGAATCCGCTTGGTTCACAGGCAATGGCAGACAACATTCTCGCAGCTATCGGCGGTTGGAAGTATCAGCCTTACACCGCTGACGGATCACTTTTGACTCCGCTTGCGGAACTTGGTGACGGCCTGAACATGATCGGCACAGAGCCGCTGTACAGCGGTATTTACAAGCAAGAAACGCAGTACAGCACCCTGTGTGCGGCAGATGTCAGCGCACCGTCCACGGAAGAAGTCGATCACGAATATCCGTATGTTGATGCCGCAACGAAAGAAACGGACAGGAAGTTTTCTGTTCTTGAGAAATCCGTCACAAGCAACTATTCGGAACTGAAGCAGACGGCATCCAGCATCTCCGCATCCGTGACTCAGGTATCCAACGAAACCGGGAAGAAACTGAACAAGACGGAATCTTCCTCTTCCATGTCTTGGAATCTGACATCAAGCGGATTCTTCATTAACAATGCGGCAACGGCAAACGCAAGCAACTTCAAACTTAAAGTTAACTCAGCCGGGGCAGAGATCAACGGCACGGTCAGGGCGACAGCCGGATACATCGGCGGCGCTACATCCGGGTGGCTGATCGGGAACAAGAAGATCAGCACAGGCACAGCCGGGGCATCAGGCAGTATCCATCTGGATGCCGGAGGAGCGACTTCTGCAACTATAGCCGGGACTGCGCTGACAACCCTTGCAATCTGTGCCGGGGCAAACTTTGGTGTGACAAAGACAGGAAAACTGTATGCGGCATCCGCAGAGATTTCCGGGAAGGTAACAGCAACAAGCGGTGAGATTGGTGGATGGAAAATCACTTCAGCAACAATATCAAAAGAAACTGAAGATAGCCTTCACAGAGCTTATCTCCAAGCTACTTCCTCACCGTCAACAAACACCAGAGCGTTTTCGGTTGAGTCGAGAGCGAAAAAAACAGACTCATGGACAAGCTCTTTCTCTGTGACATATGGTGGTAAAGTTACGGCAAGCAACCTCGAAATTACTGGCGGCTCAATCAACATTAACGGAAGCACCTTCAAAGTAACAAGCGCCGGAGATGTCACCTGTAACTCCATCACAATTAGAAACGGAAGCAGCACGGTCTATTCTGCCGGGACATTCAGCGGCGGTCTGAGCGGATGCGGCGGTTCGGTTTCTTCTCAACTCAGTTTTGGTTCCGGCGGTGGATATTCAACTCTTGGAACTATTAAATCAACACTTGACACGATTGAAGCAAACTATATCACGGCGGATTACATCAGCTCAAACTACGGAGATGCACTTTCCGGGACTTTTGGAGATCTTACAGTTGCACACAACACTTGGGATTATGTTGATCTAACTGTTGTGACGAGCGTCAACTTTGCTATGCAGACATACGGCACGACAAGAAGAAGATTTTGGATAACATCGGGGTATTGATATGAACGATATGGGCATGATCAAACTCATTATTTCAACGCTGAATGACATTGAAGTAAAAGGGTCAGAAAACATGAGCAAGCTGCTTGGGTGCATCAATGCGCTAACGCAGATTGTTAACCAGCCAAAAGAAGAAGAAACAGTTATGGACGGTGGTGAGTTGAATGGCGAACCAACCGATTAGTACACTTCCAAGAACAACAGAAATAAACGGAGTTGATACAGAACTTTTTCCGTTTGACCAGACAGGGCAAACCGTTGCGATCACAGGCACGAATCTGCTTGCCCAGCTTCTCAGCCTGATTAACGGACACGGCGGTATTGATTCCATTTCTGAGCCTGTTGTTTCCGGGAGAGAAAAAACCTACACGATCACCTTTGACGATGGGACAACGACCACATTCACGGTATCGGACGGAAACGGCATCGCATCGTATGCGGTGGCTTATGCCATCGGTGACGATCCGACCGACCCGACTGTGACTTACGGCGACTATTCTGCAACGCTCCCGGAAGCGACAGATGCTTATCCGTTTACATGGACACGCCTGACTCTAACGGATGACGATGGAATTAATACGGTGGTCTATTCTGTCGGATACAAGGGCAAGGACGGCGAAACCGTTACAGGATCGGAAATCTCCTACGGAATCTCCGACAGCGCAACCGTGCCGCCGAGCAGTTTCAGCCCAACGCCTGTGAGTGCTACAACGAGCAATCCATATCTATGGACACGGATTGAAACCTCATTCTCCGACAGCGCACTTGATACCACGGCATACTGCGTTGCCGGGACTCCGTTTGTTTCTGTCGATGCGGTAACGACAACCACATTGCCAGCCGGATCTTCTGCGACTGCGACCGTTTCAAATGTCATCAGCGGCGCTGAGAACGAAATGTCCTTTGCCTTTGGGATTCCGCAAGGGGTAAAAGGCGACACAGGGGATTACATTGATCCGGTCATGTCCTACGGCACATCCCTTTCAGCGGCAACAGAACCTACCACATGGTATAATTCTCCGACTTCCCTTGACTATTCAGCCGGGAGATTTATCTGGCAAAAGACAGATTTTACGCTGTCGGGGGCGCAGACGGTTCAGCGCACGATCAAGTCCATCATCGGATACATCGGTGCAAACGGATCAGGATCAGGCACGGTCACTCAGGTCACATTCAACGGCGTGGCATATCTGGATGACGGAACAGGCAATGTCAGCATTAATGTTGATCCTGACGATGTCGGAGCAATCGCAGATCCGTCTGTGAAGAACAATGGTCAGGTTCTGACTTACGATTCCACAGCCGGAGAGTGGGTTGCGGCAAATCCGGCAACAGGCAATGTCAACACAGTCAACAATGTCGGAGTGACCGCCGGGACAACGAACATTGATCTGAGCGCATCAAATATTCCGACATCGGACAGTTCCAATGTACAAGCGCACATCTCCGACATCGAAACCGATGTGGACGGCAAGGTGGACAAAGCCGGGGATACGATGACAGGGCAACTGAAGATTACAGATATCAACCGCAGTTATTCGGCAGTTGCTGTTTACGATTCTGATTATGGGATCAGCAATCTTCCGTCTTCCACGATTCAACCATATATGTTTTCATGGGCAGGAACGGATGAGCAATCAATGGGATTTCTCCGTGGGTATCTTGCCGCAAACGGTGACAGCGGTATGTCGATCATGGGCAGAAATCGCATAAACAATGCCACATATCTCAATTCTTTGGGTCTTATTGTAAAAGCAGATGGAACAAATGTTGTTAATGTTTCAGACCCAGATGCATGGCGAACTGCATTAGGACTTGGCTCTATGTCTACCGTCAACTCTCCTGTTCCTGTAGCGAATGGTGGGACTGGCGCAACTACAGCAGCTGATGCCAGAACAAACCTCGGCCTTGGAAGTATTGCAACTGTCAACTCGCCCGTTCCTGTGGCGAACGGTGGGACTGGGGCAACTGATGCGGCAACAGCGAGAACTAATTTAGGATTAGGTTCTTTGCAAATTTCAACAAACAGTATTGCAAATGGTTCGTCAAAAGATATTTCAATGCCAAATTCAACACATGGTTTTATGTTTATGTCTGGTGCAGGTTCTTGTAAGGGGATTTTTGCGTTTAATATTCAATCAAACGGTTTAGCAACGCATACCTTTATCGGAACTCAACCATCTGGCATAACAGTAACTAACGGAACAAATAAGTTTACAGTTGCAAATTCATCTGGTGCGACTGCTTACCTTTGCGCAATGACATACTAAAAAGGAGAAAAAAATGGCAAGAGATATTTACATTGTTGAAGCACACATTGTTGATGCGAACGGCACTTTCAACTTTCTGGCAGGGTATCCGAAGACTTTCGACAGCCGAAACTACAGCGGGGATATTGAGAAAACACGGCGTAGAGCCGAGGGCGAGTTCTCCGATTGTTGGGGTGCGATGTGCAAGCGTGATGACCGCATGATCCAGACGGTTACGCTTTCTCTGGTTGATGGTTATCAGCTTGACAAGAAGTCTATGGGCGAGTTCCCGGAAGAGCCAGAGCCAAACGAAGAGTAATGCTTTGAAACTGCGGCGGCTCAGTTCTGGACTTCGCCAAATCTGCTGTGGATAACAGCATGAACGCAAATGTTCGTTGTCTTACAACCGCCAAGTATAAAAAACTAACATAAGCTAACAAAAGCAAAATCTAAGTTTAAAAAATTGGCAAAATCTTTACTTAGAGGTTTTTGAAATGATGACTCAAGACGAATTGGATGTTTTCGTCAACGAGTTACTGGACGGTGACGAAAATGACAATAGCTGAAGCGAAACAAAAGTTGGTTTCCCTCGCTCGTTCACAAGTAGGATGTCGTGAGGGAGACAACAATTACAACAAGTATGCCGAAGACCCTCGCATCACACAGCTTTATGGCTGGAATGTTCAAAACCAGCCGTGGTGCGGTACCTTTGTTAACTGGTGCTTTTTGAATGCGTTCGGAACAATCGGCGGTCAAATGACTTATGGAGGCTCTGCGGCTTGTGCTACACAGGCAAGCTATTACAAACGCAACGGAGCTTTCGTGCAGAGTCCAGCAGTTGGCGATCAAATCTTCTTCTACTCAGGCGGTGGAATCAATCACACGGGCATTGTCGTTGAGGTGAACGGAAGCGCTATCAGGACGGTGGAGGGGAACTACTCCGACAAAGTCAGTCTCTGCACATACACGACAGGCAACTCCGTAATTGCAGGATACGGGCGACCGGACTGGAAACTCGCCGCAGACGAAGCGGTTGATGATGATTTCCAGATGGCTGATACCAGCTCGGACGATTATCTGAACGCTTTGGCGAGCATAGTCGGAGCGAAGCCTGTTGCAAACACAAACACCAACACGACAGTGAAGCCGATCATTAACACGGCAACAGGAACAGTAAACACTAACACGGAAAACCAT